ATTAACCACTTACGCCGATTTCGCCTTCGCCTTGGATCACAAGAGTCAGGGTCGTTTTAGCCCCACCAACAAGGAAGTCAGCTGAGTCAAATCGCATCTGCCCATACCAATCGAAGAACGAGTTTCCTGGAACAGATACACCAGTTGTCGTATCCAATACACCAGCAGTAGCCGTACCGGCAGCTATCACTTCAGTGCCTGCTGTGTTTGCACCAGTCAGACCTTTCCACAACGCAAAGTTACGAGCGACGATGTCTTTGTTCACTACACGGATATGCCTGAGCACAATATATGCCTGGGTATCCGTGTAGCCAACCGGCGGCGTAGCACGAGCGCCTGCGCCTGGATTCAGGATATTGGTAGTGGTAGCTGTCGACAACGCAACCGGGCCGAAGTTAAAAACCTTATTCGCAGCCATTGAAGGATGTCCTCATCAAGGTTAAATCAAACATTCCAAGCTTCCGACTGCACCATTTGGATGGTGATAGCGTCAGCAGCCCCAGTCGTAACTACCACCCCCCATTTGAGAGCGGCGGTTGCTGTCGTGAAAGCGGCAGAGACTGTGTTTACACACACGCAGGGGATGATCGCATGGCCAGTAATCTGCAAATTGTGAACCATTGTGAACTGACCAACCATCACACTTGCACCGCCAGCATTCCGCACGATGGCATTGATAGTGACTGTTGCTTCATCAACGTCCGCTGTACCTGCTGGTTTCGTGAAAGAGCACCGAGCAGTATCAGCAGTAGTCCCTGCTGTTCCAACTACAATGGAAAAGGTACTGGCGGCTGTTCCAGCCCCAGTCTTCGTCATGTTAAATGTCCAACGGAAACTGGATCCAGCTTGGGCCAGGTTGACTGGCATCAACAGATCAGATCCCGTGATGTAGGTCAGGGTAGCGGCAGCCGGAGCCTGCGAGGCAGTGGACCAATTCCTTACCCCAGCTATAGCGCGGTCGTTACCCGCATCATCCTTGAACCTGACAACTGGATTCGCTGTAGTGTCAGCATAAATCGACAGCCTCGACGCTGGGGGAGTCGAGACAGTAGGAGTTTCCGCCAGTATAAGCTCAACCATTGATCCGGCTGTCCCAGGCGGGCTTAAAAACCCATCCTCGCCAGGTTCTCCCTGAGGGCCAGGAATCTTTGGTAGGACACTTGTAAGAACTATCTCCGATTCCAATTCTTCAAGTGCTGCCTGCACATTAGTTGACGAGATTCCTGCAGTGGGACTAACACTAATCGCAGTAGCATCGTGGGCGTCAACTGGGTCAGCCAGGTGCGCCGCCAAATCAGACGCTGGTGCAGCTCCCTCATCGCCCCCACTCATATTGACGATGCTAGTCAAGTCAATAAACCACTTCCGCCAGACAGGTGTAAGCTTAATGACCCTATGAGGATCATCCTGATCTTGTACGATAGGAACATTAGTTGACGGAGGGGATAAGATATTTCCCATCAAAGCGTTCCCAGATCCAACTGCAACCCCACTGAGTTAATCCGAAAGGGCGTGTTGTGGTAATGGCGAAAGTGCCAGGCCCTATGAATGAACGTCCCGCAATTTGTCATCACTGGCTTCTTGTTGCCCAGGTTGACCTCACGGAAGTTTGTCCAAGTCTGATAATCATCATCGCTAAAGCGAACCAGGAGCTTACTCCCAGTCTGTTGATCAGCATTGAAAAACATGGCATTCAGAGTCTTTCTTCGATCTGCGCCGCCGTCGAAGTTAGGCGTATAGATGTCCACTGGAAAGAGCACTCCATCGTCATTTGGATAGATATAATCCGCAGCCGATAGATAGATCTTACCATTGGACTCGTGCTGGGTGTAGGACGCCAGCGGCATCGTGCGACCAGCGTGGGCTACGATTGGCCAGTAATTTCCTGAGGCATCCGTCCACTGATACCACAGGTTCTGACTCAAGTCATAGACCAACGTAAGGTTAGAGTTCTTGATTGTCACCCCATAGAACCTATGCCCTGCGTGTTCAAAGTTCCAGGAAAACACAGTAGTAAAATCAGCAGACTGAAGCAACCTATCAATGGGAGCTGTAGAGATTGGTTGGGTGTTTAAGTTCTCCAGCCTCACCATCTGCGGAACCCCCACACTACTGGATGAAATCCAAATCAGGGTTCCATGTACGTCTTGAATGGAGTCTGCCGATAGACACCCATAGGCAGAATGGGCCCCTTGAACCGAGGCAAGCGGCGAGCCAATTGGGTTCGAAGCGTCGTAGAAGAACTCGGTGCTTTGTTCCTTGAAAGCAACAAGGTAGGAAAGGTGCATGGCGATTGATACACCATTACCATGACCTGTGCGAGCGACAATCACGCTCAAAGGGTCCCACAGCCTAGGATCGTCCAGGCCGCCGATTCCGCCATAGCTCAGGGTCGACGTGCCATAGATATTCGAGTCCTCGTCCATGACATACAAGGTGCCATCTAAGTATGCCCATCCCTTAACGTGAGTCACCGGGAAATTAGTCTGCAGAACAGTTCCCGTTCCAGTACCTGCCCCAGTAGAGATAAAGACTACTCCCACAGTATTGGAGCTTGCCCCAATGAGAGTAAAGTCCGTAGTCCCCACTGTATAGATTTGGTATGTAGCCCCCACAAACAGCGAGCCAGTAGTGGATGTCGCAGGGCGTGTAGAGGGAACCCGAATTATCCCCCTACGGTCGTCTCTGTCTATATCAAACTGAGTACCTCCAGGTTGGAATGACCCGGCAGCTATTGCTGCAGTCCCCGTGGACAGAGGATCTCCTGTGTTAGTTGCTGTAAACACAGTTCCCACGTTGTTGTTGGCAGCTCCCAACGCAATGAAGTCAGTATTACCACTGGAAACGATCTGATAGATACTACCTACGAGAAACGCCCCTGCTAGTACCGGCAGAAATGTTGCAATCTCAGTCAAGGTCGTTCCATCTGTATAGTACGCCTTGACCCCATTGTTCATCACCAACCAGCCAGAGCCTAACACCTGCTCGAAGATATAGACTCCCCCGGTGGCGTCCACAGTCCCAAAGACTACACCATCTTTATAAAGCGTCGCCCCAAAGATGGAATAGATAACTCCATGCCAGTTGTGAATCCCATAGCCGTTACCACTGAGGGATTTATCGGTAAGTACCCCTGGACGTTTCCTGACTGTGTATTCGTCGGTTGCCAAGTCCTTCTCAGCAAACGCATTTACCAACCTAGCGTCCCTATCAAAAGACGCATCTCGGTTCTGCAGTAAGGTAACCAACTGCAGTCGTGGCGGAACTCCAACTGAAGCCGCTTGTGTGCTTTGCCGTTGGTAAGGCTGCGGCATTATCGAAACGCTCCAGAGCCGTTATACCTACGACTATCCGGTGTAAACCTTGTCGAAGCATCTTCAACATCCCAGGCTTCCAAAGCGTTGAAGTAAATCGCCGCTTTCATCTGGCACCGATCCATGATGGCCTGGGGTTGACCAGTACAAATGTCATCTGCCAGTCCCCACCGCAGCGCCAGGAACCACTCTGTCGGGAAGTTCATAACATCGGTTAGACTCACCAAATTGGCAACTTGCTGTTGAATCAACAAGTGAACGGTGCCTGTAGCTGCCAAGGAGTCCGGAACCAACCACAGACTAACTGCCATCTGCGTTGTCTGCTTGTCTACGAAGTACGAGTTCACAGCTCCTAACTGAGTGACGTTGGACAGCTGCAGGTACTCACCGCGAGAGATCAGGCTGAGGGGGCGCTTGACGTCACTGGTGTCTATGTAGTATCCATCATCCAACACCCTCGTAGGCCTCGCCATCACAACATGCCCAGTGGGGCCGATGTTGTAGGTAGCTTGGCCTGCGACAAGTGGCACTGACAGATCTGATTGCAACCACAACTTCAATCCCTGAGTCTGCCAGAAGTTGATTAGGTCATTCAAGCGATTGATGTAGTTGGCATACTGCTCAGGGGTAGGATCGTCCCCATCCTGCAGATAACCAGCATCCACCATCGCCATCCTGATGATGCGATCTGGTGTATTGAAGGTACTAGGTGTAGTCATGGGCTTAACTCACCGTATAGAGCTTTTGCATGAACAGAACCACAGTGTAGAGCTGTGTACCACTGGCCCACCCAGTAGTTATCAAATTGATTGCTCCATTGAAACCGGCGGCTCCAGTGACTGGGCGTATCCCACCAAGGGATTCATAACAGAGTTCTCCAACATCCTGGATTCCCGCTATGAGTTGTGGGGTGGTGGCCTGCCATTGCAGTTGTATCTGCAACTGGCTGCCAACAGAGAACTGGATACTAGCAATCTGGAACCCCAAGATTGCTTTCATCTTCGGGTCGTTAGCTGTGAAATCCGCAATTACGATTGCTGGGGCGATCGAGACGTTGGAAGTATCCAACACTCCCGTCAGTTGTGCGATGGCATTATTATGCCCATCTGCAATGATCTTAAGCGCAGTAGCGTTTGCCATCTCAAGCTCCTAGTGGTGGAGAGGTTGGGCCAATTCCCAACCCCTCCAACCGTTGTTACGCGTCGATCGCTGGGAGTGGGTAGCCCTGCGCTGTGCCCACCGCTGTTGCAGTGTTGTTGAACAGCCCAAATCCAGCATTGGAGGTCTGCCAGATTTCGGTCGTTGCATCAATGTGCTTGAGCATGTTGTTGGCGACGATACCACTGTTCGTCGTACCGTTCGTCGTAAGCCAAAGACCAGCAGTACTCGCTGCGTTACCAGTGACCTGCACCGTGTTGTAGGTGTCCTTGAGACGAGTCAACAGCTTACCCGCAGCGATAGTAAACATCGCAGCCGTGTCAACCGTTGCATTTCCATTGACGATGAAGTTATTGGAAACCTCCCAATCGGAGTTAGTGCCATCTACCAGCGCAAATGCGAGAGTAAGGGCATCTGGCTCCAACCAGCGACAGTTGCGAATCGACAACCCCTGCATATCGTCTGTCACAGTTCCAGTGTCGATAACGTGCAGGAAGTTCATGTTCACCGCTGTGGCTGCGAACTCCACCCTTTCCAGGGAGAAGTACTTCGCCGCTACTCCAGTAACTGCAGACGTGATGTCAGCAAAGTTGGCTGTGACGACAAAGTTCTGCAGGGACATATTGGCCGCAGTGAGCCCAATCGTGGCAGTCGCTGCGGTGTCGAGTGTCAGCTTGGGCCGCAGAGACCCTGAGCCTAGCCCAACGATTGCAACACCTGCCTTGTTGAAGGCGAGTGCCGTAGCCGTTGATACAGTCTCAGCATGACCAGGCTTGGCCATGATGATGTCACCACGATTCGCCAGGCACGCGTTGATGGCGTATTGGAGAGTCGCAAAAGGCCGCTGGAATGTTCCAGGGTTTCCATCAGCCCCACCCACAGAATCTGGCATCAGGGCAGTTCCATTCCCTACCCAGAACACTTGTCCTGGATGGGTCTGGATAAGGGGCATACCGCGAAGCGTAAGCCCAGCGGCAAACCCATTTGGGTAATTAGACATTGGCATCGAAATTCACTCCTTTCGGGCCGAGAATGAACACATCTCGGCAGTGTGGTATCACGCTAGTGCGGATATTGTGCGTACACCCCACAATCGGAATGTACGCACATATCCTCAGTCTTACGGAGCGTTGCTTCCGAAGATTCCGCGTGGGTCCGTATTGCCCACTGAGAACCTCATGTACGTCGCTGCCTTCGCGTTCTTCGTGTCGAAGTCGTTGTCCTGATCGAACATCGGCTTATCACGCCAGAACATCTGCATCCCATTCGGGCAGTTCGTTCTCACGAACCAAGGATGCGCGTTGGTGAAGTAGTGGTTCATCTTGATACCACCGGGGAAGGCATTGGTAGCCTTCAGCACGTTGATATTGTTGCTGGCCGTATCTGGCTGCAACACACTCTTCAGCACCCGATTGGCCTGGTGCCAACGCTGTCTGGCCACATGCAACGAGGAAGGCATGATGTTGATGAGCAGCCCCCTGTCGTTCTGTGTCCCCATGATCAGGACACACATGTCTTCCAGAGCCGTCTCTGACAAGTCAGCCGCCGGGCTCAATGCGTTGGAGTAAGTTCCTCCAGTCGTATTGACATGGGCAGTATTGCAAAGACTCAGACCATCCGCATTCAGGAACACGTTGCCTGTGAAAGCATCGTTGTAGATCGCCGCTCCAATGTTCTCCACCGTCTGATTGATGGAAAAGGCATTGGCCTGTGACCGACGCATCGAAATCGCTTCGTAGAGGTTATCCCGAAGCTCTTCGTAGGTCACCTTGTATCCCAGCCCATACGCGATATGCGTATAACGAGAGACTGGGCCCTGCGTCTCAGAGTCATAACTGATTGACGAGCCTTCGGCTTTCACCGGGGCAAGACCAAATCCAGTTATCTGAACGTCCTCTTCGTACGCTTTGCTCGAATCGAGCACGTCATAGAGGTCAGTATACTCCGTCGCGTGAGCGTTGTATACCTGCCCCCAGAAGGCTCGGACACCAGGCCAAAGGGCCTTCGGGTGTGAGCCTGTGTTGATAATCCCTGGCATGGAAGTTCTCCTTTAGATTCCGGTTGTCATCTTGTAGGCGTGCGAGTTGAGCATCACCAACCACTTGGCGAAAAACCCAAACGCGTTGTCTGAGACTCGCGAGAGTCCCATCAACCGCACATCGAGGCCGATGGTTGCAACTTCCGAAGCATTGTCCAGAATCGTAGATGATTCATAGCCAGTGGATTGTGCTGCAACAATGGTCAGGTTGCAATTGAGTCCAATTGCCGTCGCTGCGAGAGCAGTACCAGACCCACCTTCTTGTACCTCAAAGAGGACAAAGGGATCGTCCACTACCAGAGCGTAGTAGTCCCGTGTCTTAGTCTGAGGGGCTGACCTAACAGTCAGGTCAGTTGGATTGATCCAAGGGCCATTGGCATTCGTGCCTACAGCCACGACAACACCTACAGGGCCAGCACCGTTGATGCCAGATCCTGCAGCCGCTGCGTTAGCGACATACTTGATAATCCCAGGTACGCCGTTAGCGTCACCTGTACCACTCAGTGCGACCACATCTCCCGAATAGTAGGAAGATGTCGCATCAGTCGAGATAATGTGGTATACATTACCCCTGCCATCCCAATCGCCTGAAAGCAGGCTCTTGACTGGCTTCAGGCCCTGAGGCCTATTCACATTAGCCATTTCGGTTCTCCAAAGTTGTAGGAAAAATCATTTACCTTTCCTGACTGGTCGGTTGAAAAGGGCGGTCTTGACGTAGCTCGCACCCTTGTCGTTGGCTTGGACGCCCTCAGAGCCAAGAATCTGCTCTTCCTTGAATATAGCAGACATGACCGAAGCGTTCCGTTCCTCGATAGCTTTTCTGTCTACGTCGTAATACTCATTACGAAGTTTCATCAAAACAAGGTGTTCTGCACCTCCTTGTTCTGAGACGCCGCCGACTACCCTGACCTGTCCGCCAAGGTCGGCATTTCCTGAAATTGACCTGTCTGTTGCTACCCCAGCCTGATTAAGGACAGTCTCACTGCTCTGTACAAACTCGTAGCCACCTTGAATGGCTCGAGGTACGTTAGTCTCCAGAAACCAATAGAGATGATACCCAGGCATATCGGGGACTTCCAATTTCCTCGAAGGCACAGACATGGGGATTCGCTTGCGATCAGGCGCAGTTTGCTTTGGGCTGTTCGCAGGATTGATTACCGTAACCATGTCATGCCTCCTCAAAATAGGTTTTGGCGTAGTGTTTACGCCATTCTTCAGTCGTTGCAAAGGCTCGCCCCTTGCCTACGAGCTTAGTTGATTGCCTCTCACAGGTTTCCTTAGCGTCCTGGGGAAGATCTGAATATCTATGACCTCCAGATCCACCACCACCGCCACCAGTGCCTCTGCCTCCACCCTCTACCTTTGACTTGGGTTCACCAGGCGAAAATACCTTCTCGACTTCTTCTGTCACCCTATCCAAGAACGCCCGACCACGAAGGTTGGTAGTCTCGGAGGAGGTTCGAAGTTCCTCGGCTATACCCATAGCCAAAGCAGTCCGGCGCTTGTCCGTAGTGTACCAAGAATTGTCCTTGATCCACGCTTGCCATTCGGCCGTTTTGGTATAGTCCTCTTCGACAGTTCCATTGGTCTTCTTTCCTCCCTCCGGCTTGACTCCTTCTTTCTCTGCTGCTCGCAAAGCCTCTTGTTCTTCTCCAAGCTGCTCCGCTAGCGCAATCTCAACCTCGGGATCTCCGTCTCTCCTGGCTTGAATCAAGGCGGCCTTCGTAGAAGCCACACTCTCTTTCATGACCTTACGGTTGGCGGCGCTATTGAATTCCTTCAAAGCCGCGATAGCTTCTTGGGAAGCCGCCGCCTGGGTCTTTGCCTCTGCCAACTCCCCCTTCATCGTGGCCAGTTCTTCCGTGAGCCGCCGATTGCTTGCCTTGATCAGTGGCATCAGGGTCTCCCCACGTTGAACGTAGGTTTCTGCGTCTATCCACTGATCAGGGTTGCCCCGGAACTCTTCCTTTGAAGACCACCCCATCTCTTTCGCCCGATCCTCGACTGATGTTTCTTCGGTCATGACTCTACCTCTATAGCACAATAAATGTCTATATCATTGACAAGCCGGTAGGGCTGATTGTCAGCCGTCCCAGTTGCCATGACTCCTGCGAACTTCGAAATCAACACCTTGTCACCCGGCTTAGCCCGTGGACCCAATTCATCCTGCCAGGCTTGTGGGCCGACCTCAACTACAACGGCCCTTGTTTCGACCATTATAACACGATTCCGCGCATCATCTGGTAGGACGATACGGGAACCTTTCTTTTGTGGCTCATAAGGAACCACCAGCACAGCTCGTCCCAAAGGTTTCAGTCCTGATTTGTTAATCATCGCTGACAATCTCAGTGAGTCTTGCATAGTCCAGTTCTTGAAGATCCCGTAGGAGCTTCACCTGGCCAAGAGCCTCTGCGTTTGCTGCCGCTGTTGCTTTCACATCATCACTCTGGAAATTGCCCATTTCCCATTGGTCCTTCAGGGACTCCCTCCATGCCGCCAGCCCCTGCCAATAGGCTCGGGTCACTGGGTGCTGGAGCCATTCCAGGAACTCCTCCTCCTTCACCATTTTCGCTGTCTCCTTGCATTGACTCAATTGACTGGTTCAACATATCATTGTGGGCCTGCATAGCGGCAACAGCAGAATCGAATGCCGATAACTGAATACTTGCCTGTTCCGCACCAATTCCTGCTATTAACGACGCAGCCTGGGCCTGGAGTTGCACGATCTTAGCAGTGTTAAGCCGACGCTCCTCCATAAGCTTCATTACGAACATTTGCTTCTCATGCTGGAACTGCATCGCCTTGCCTTTCAGCTTCATTTCCTCCAACTGTGCCTTGGGATTCGGAAGAGGCGGTGCCTTATCGGGACCAGGATAGAACTTGTCGATAGCCTCGATTCGCATGGCACGAATAAAGTTTTTCTCGACTTCAGGTATGTTATATCCTGGAACCTGCATCGCGGCCTGCCGCAAACCTGTTGCCTGCGCGACACGCATAGCACTGGAGGTAACATTTGGGTCAGCTACTGGGACAACTAAGTCCGGGTTGCTGGTATAGTCTTCCCTCCGAATGAAGGCACCACCTGTTCCAAACTTCTTCGTCAGCGGCAAGAACATACCATTCAGCACATGCCGCTTCTTGAACTCTTCCTTCATGGAGCGCCAAACACGCTTGAAGGTCATGTTGTAGATCTGAGATCCCTGCTCGATCATGTTGCGAGAGGTTTCCGCTGGCGTGTTCTGCCCAGGATTCACCCCTACCATCGGATCGGTGGTGCCAGAGATACGATCCGTGTATTGGATCAGCAATCCCAGCAAGTTGAACATGACCGCCGACGGCTGACGCTCAGGATAGGGAATCATGCTCTTCCTGAGGTCGTCCCCCGTAGAATCGACTCGTTTCCACTCCCACGGGGCCATTGTATAGACGCCTCCGCGGATCTTTGCACCACGACCGAGGAATCCCCCCATTGAGTTCTGCATAGTGCCAGAATCCAAGAGCTGGTTAATTCCGCTGTTGACGGCCTCGTTGAGGGGGCCAAGTAATATACCGAACCCAACGTCATAGATGCCTCCATCGGGGGATGGAATGAAGGAATACTTGGTGAAGTACTCCATCGGCCTGATACGGATGATCTCTTTGTTCAGGGTCCTATCAACATCCTCTTCCTTATCGAACCTGGCGGCTATCCGAAGCACTTTCTTCGAGTTCTCATCAATAGTGACGACATAAGGCTCAGAATAGCCATCCTTGTCCAGGTCGAGGAACCGATGTTGCTCGAGGGTGCGGAAGGGAGACTCTTCTTCCGACACAGGAGGCGTAATCCCCTGACGGTTATCAGATTGGGTAGAAACTGCTATGGGTTGGACGACTCCAGCGTACCAGTCCTCTTCGAGAATGTCCCTGAATATGTCACTCTTGACCCTCTCGTAGATTTCGTTGCGATAGAGGGGAATGACTTGAGTCTTTCGTGCGCAGCTTTCAACAGAACGCGCGTAGTAGTCTAATACAAAGTCCCGAGCCATCACTAACTCGCTTATGATACAGCGCCTGCTGGGACAATAGAAGGTCTTGACGAAGTTGGTACCTACGATACCCAGGTTGATGAGTAACTTGTCGTGTTCCTCTTCCCAACCCCTGTCCTCCTCGAGAACCTGCCAGGACATATGACGAGAGATGCGATCAGCCTGGTCCCGCAGCCTCCCATCATTGTCCTCCATCGTCACACGGTAGCGAACAATGTCAGTTCCTTGGATGATGTTAGTGTAGGACCTCGCGCTGAACTGCAGGGCGGCTATCGTGACCAAGGGAAAAATGACATTAGAGCAGTCAGGCCAGGGGAAATTCTTCCCTTTCTGGATCTGCATAGCCAGGTCCATCCCAGCGTTCATGCGGCGTTCCCAGTGGCTACGAGATTCAAGATCCCTCTGATAGCCCTGATACACAGACATCCCAATCGCCTGCAAATCCTCAGCAGAGAACCTATCACACAGGTTAGGTGCCTGCATTAGGTCCTTGTTGATTGACAGTTTCGCGTCTAGTCGAAGGATATTCATGTCAATAGCCTGTTATGTAGGAGCGACCATCGTGGCGAGAGACTTTAGCCATATGCTCGAATGCTTCTTCTTCATCGCTCATGAAGTCCTCATCACTTAGTTGCCGATAATCCTCAAAACCTCGAGAGAGGAGAGCCGCTGAGTCAAATTGATCGTCCAAAGTGGCCTCTGTGACGCCAGTAAACTTCAGCAGCTCTGCCTCAAAATTCTCGTACCAGCTGGAACGCTTGTCAAAGCGGCAACTCCCCGCGCGCATACGCTTTTGAAGGGAGCGACCTCGGACGGCCTTATCCCTAATGGGAGTAATAGGCCGTAGGTTCATCCAGATGTCACGAACCTGCATTTCACGATAGATTATAGGAGAGAGGGACTTCCAAATCACACCATCTTCGACCCAAAAAGTGTCAGGGTTCCATCGAGATTGAATAGAGAACATCTCTTCCACAATCTCAAGGGAATCCTGCCGTTCCACCCTCTGGTCTAGGTAATGGAGGACATTCTCAGCATCCTTACCACCGATACTGAAGGAAGTTCGGTTGGCAGCATCAGCCTTGGAGATGGCAAAGTCTGCGGCAGCACAGATGATTTTGCTGCTCTCGTAGTCTGTGTCTATCATTGGAAGGAAATCCTCCTTCCGTAGGTAGGCATCTTCGTAGTCAAGAGGATCGTTGAGGTATTCTTGGCTATAGCCTGCAGAATCCCCCTCGCTGATAAACTCTTGGCGAATGGCACGAAGGCGTTCTTCGGGGAACTTCTCAGGCCAGAGAATGCCGGAGAAATCATCGAAAGATCTATGAGCCTGGTAACGGCGGCAGTCCCATTCAGTGTTTCGCATCAGGCGGCTCAGGAGGGAGTCATCGTGGAGGATAGTGCCGTGGCCTCTAATCCTTCCGCCGTCACGGAGGGCCTGCTTGCAAGCGCGGAAGAACCAGCGGCGGAACTTGCGGCGGCGCTCCCTAGATTCGACCTGTTCGTCGTCTTCTATATCATCGAACACGATAAGACCAGGGCGGTGGCCCCGCCACTTCCGACCACGAATCTTCTGTTCAGCCCCACGGGCAATGAAGCGGAACTGATACCCATCGAAACACTCTACGATGATGTCAGTTTTCTGATCAGTTACAAAGCCCTTGATCTTGAAGTCTCGAATCAAGTCCTCATTCTCGCGGAGTTCCGTAGCAACATCCCCTAAGTGCTCAATAGCCATGTCCTCGCTGGAGCCAACGATAATGATATAGCTCTCAACTCGAAACACAGCCACGGCTAAGGAGAAATCGTGGGTCAATGCAGTGCTTTTAGCGTGGTTACGAGGCGCGGCGGTTGCAGCGGCTACCACATCGGAGCAATACCGAGTCCAACACTCTCGGTGGAAATCAGGTGTCGGCTGGGCCGAGTCATACCGAGGGGAGAGGTACACCCCCGAGAATGCTTCGATCATTTCAGCCGTCAGTTTCATTAAGGTAGAACCGTTATAACTGCACAGTAAGCAGACATTTCCAGGACTTGTCCCAAGCTTGTTTCTACCTGGCACAACAAGCCATACACAACACCTTCGACACCAGCACTGACAGTCTGGTTGACAGTGGTTCCTACAATGGTAGGAGCGCTCGATATGATGTTGGCGGGAGTAGCATCGACACCAGTATACACCGTAGCCGTCATTGTTGGGTTAGAGATAGTCTCGCCTGGAGCTAAGTCGCCAACGAAGTTAAATGGGATCATGACGACCTCCCCTAACTTCTTCGGCATCCAAATAGTACGACCACCGGGCATGTTAGACTCCTACACGCTGAGTAGTAGTGAGGTACGCTGACATCTCTGTAATAGATCCAGAGGCTGTTGTCACTTGACAGAGTAGCTTGTATACAACTCCAGGTAGACCGTCGCCAACCTTCTGGTTAACGACAATACCATTCAGAGTGGATACCCCTTTAAGAATCGCTGAGGGTTGCGAATCGAGACCAGTATAGACGCTCGCAGTAACTACATGCGATATGATCGTATCTCCCCTTGAAATGACAGAGATAAAGTCAAAGCGAGCAAGGACTGGTTTTCCTGAAGGACTCGCGCCTATGATAGTGCGACCACCAGGGCGCGTTAGGACAGTTGGCGAGGGGCCAGCTGGCACCGAAGTAACATATACAGTGACCGATGCAAAGGCACTGCCAAATGCATTAGCCGCCGTTAGTTCAAAGGTGGTAGTAACCACAAGTGGAACTGAGGCCTCTATTCCATTAAGCGCCTTCAGCCCAGCCCAACCACCAGAAGCAGTGACTGTATCTGCATTGGTTGAAGACCAAATAAGGAGTGTTGTTCCACCAATGAAGATAGCAGTTGGCGTTGCGTTAAGTATAATAGTCGGAAGAGGCGGAGGAATAATTGCAGTGCTAGGTGGAGTACTCCACAGCCATACATCGCCACTGACCCTATCCTCTTCGCGGTATGAGAGTTTGAATCGCCCTACTGGCTTATCAGTTCCTACCACTGCAACAGTGAATGGACCCCATACCAGACCATAGGCTGGATCAATCTGTTGCCGTACAGCAATGATTGGTCGGCCAACAAACCCTGCCACCACCGCAGCAACTGGTGTCCCCCAGACC